GTGCAAATTCGTGGAAAGGGTCTCCGCCCCTCGCCTTTCTGGGCTTTTCTCCCCTCGTTTTTATTCGTAGACTCTCGAAGGGTATAAACTCCCCTTTTGTTTTTTATTCGGAGTCGAATTCGTAGTTTTTATATATCATTATCTTAATACACAAGGTGTACAAAGTTTTATAATTAATGCATAAATCCCTTGACATATGAATTAATCTGTGTATATTAACCCTTGAAAGACAGAGAAAAGTACTAAATGCGAATGATTATCATTCAATCTTTTAACAAAATGGAGAATAAAACAAATGAAAAACAAAACAATAACAGTTAAAGATTATTTCAAAGGTGAAATACAAGTGACACAAGCTGAATTCATTGAGCAATGGAGTAAGGACAGCCAAGCCCATAAACTCATACAATACGGGGAGTATTTCGAGCCAATGAACGACAAAGTAAAACAGATTGAGAAGCTATACGAAGAACTAGCTATTCAGCACTTTAATATCGTATGGGAGAGAGAAGCCCAAAGGCAAGTAGAAGCAATCGAAGGATAAAAGCTAAGGGCTTTCAGTATGAGAGCCTTTACCCTTTATTATAAAATGGAGATATAAAGAAAATGGAATACTTAAACAGGCTCACAGAGTCAAAAATGACGGGTAAATTGAAAGGAATACCCGCCCTGAATACCAACACCTTGACAAATGAATATTGTACAAAAATGAGAAGCACAGACACAATATGCAAGGTTTGTTATAGTGCTTCAATGTTAGAAGGTTCAAGGAAGAATTGCGCTCCATCATGGGAGAAGAATTCAAAGGCCTTAGAAAGTATTATACCGCTTGATAATTTACCCTCGATAAACGCTCATACTTTCCGATTTCATGCACATGGGGAGCTAATCAACTACGAGCATTTAATTAATTTTATTAACATAGCTAAATTGAACCCTGATACTCATTTTGCTTTATGGACTAAGAGAAGCAACTTAGTAAAACAATTCTTAGAAGTCCAAGAAGCACCCAAAAACATCATTTTTATTTATTCTAATCCAAAAACCAATAGAATAATAGAAAAGCCCCCAGAAGGCTTTCACAAGGTTTTTAATGCTTCATATGATGATAGTGTTAAGGAAGGCCAAGTGCATTGCACAGGCCAAAAATGTGTAGATTGTATGGCATGTTATAGACACAACGAAAATACAGTTATAATTGAAAAGGTAAAAAGGAGATAAAACAAATGGAAAAGATACTTAATACTTATAAGATAGTACACTATCAAGAACTTGATAACCTAAGCGAAAACTTAGGCGTATCAATTAAATTTATTAATGCTAAAAATGATTATGAAGCAATGGCAATAGTTAGAGATAATTGTAATATTCCTTTAGGTTGGATTAAAAGCAGTACATTGGCCAAATCAGGGGGTAAATAATGTTATTGGATATATTCATTGCTTTACTGGTTATTATAGGCCTGTGTTGTGTTGTAGTAACTCAGGACTATGCAAAAGAGATTAACAATAAAATAGACAAGGAATTACAAGAATGAAAACACTTTATAAAATACTTATGACATTAGGTGCAATCGGTGTTATAATTAATACAAGTATATTATTATGGCAAGTACAAGTGATTATCAGCCTTAATAATTCACATAATTGGCTTGACTTAACCTTCGATACATGGTTTAATAGCCTATAGAGATAATCTCCGAGTCCTGAGCATGACTTACTAAACTGCTCCCAAATTTGTAGCATGAATGTATACCCCTTCAGCTACATCTCACAGGTATCTAGTGCCAATTGGTGGAAGTCCTGAAAATCTAGAGAGGAGTCCTGAGCATGACATAAAACTGCTCACTTGTTTATACTAGGCAGAAAAATTAAAAGGGATGAGGTTATAAAAGGCAGTACACAAGTATGCGAACCAAATCAAGTTACATAACCGAAGTAAGTATAAATTAGTTGTTAGAAATATAGGCTATTGCTATTAACTCATGAGGGCGATAGTCTATACTCCTATTAACTAAGAAATGGAGAAGTAATGCAAGTAAAAGAAGCAATAGAATACCTAACTAAATATAATAAGTTAGATGACCATATAATGATTGGTTGGAAAGCCATTGAAGATTTAAATGGTGATGAGCTTTGTCCAATGCCTAACCTTACTATAGATGTATGGAATGAGGCTTGTGCAAGAGCAGATAGGAATGAATACTTATTTGATAATGAGATGGCCGAGATAATTATTAGAGATGTAGAGTATGACATAAAAAGGGGGGCATTATCATCATGAGCAATCCAAATAACAATAAGCACTTCAATGATGAGGCCTTGAGAATTAATAGAACTCTCAAGAAAGAAAATGATGCACTCAAGCTAGAGATTAAAAGTCTTTGGGCAGATATTAGTGAGCTTGAGCAGAAATTAGCTTGGCATACTGATAATGATGCTCACTTGGTTGAGGATGAGTACGCTGACAAAGGTATGAGTCGTAGTGATTTCATAGACAAGGAGTACACATGAAAGGTGCAACAGAGAGTAATGAGTGGCTCAAAGAACTTGAGAAAGAACTGACTAGAAAGAACAAGGTCAAGAAGAAACTCAGACAAGAGATTGATGACCGCATAGAAAAGATTAGGCTCATTGAAGAAGATACTGAGGCAATACTCAAGAAATATCTTGGTGGTAACACACCATCAAGAGAAGATGTTGAGTTTGATTTGATGTATAATAGACTCAATGAGTGATATGACAGGTAGAAATTGGGAAGTTGAGCATAAGTTATTAGACTGTGCAGTCGAGTACAAGAGATTGCATAACTTATACTTAGATGCTGACTTCGAGGATAGACTTAGTGATGCTTTGTTTTACAAGGGTAAGGCGGAGCATTTCAAGTCTTTAGTGGATAGAGGCATAGAGTTTGAGCCTCAATTTTAAAATAGGGAGAAACAACATGAGAAACGAAACTAAAGTTACATATTTAAAAAACGATAAAGTTAAATTAATAATGCCAATGGATAACTATAGAAGATTGCTGAAAGGCAGTCAAGATTTAAAGAATATGGTTAGTATGATGCATGAGTGTCACACAATTTACTTAGAAGATTTAGGTAAACTAGAAACTCTTGAGTGGAGAATGGCAGACTATCTAAACTTTAAACGTAAGAAAGGTAAAGATGGTGGGTATTATTATGGTGATTATGTTCTTAGTAATCATCCCGAAGCAGTAGAGGAGTCATAATGAGTGGAATTAAAAGATATATTAGTTGGTGTGAAGATAAGGGCTATGTTAACGAGGCTGGTGAGGTCGAGAGCATGGATTTTGTAGACGAATACCTAGAAACCGAGGAGTTTGAAAGGGAACAGAGAGAACAGGCCTTGAAGGTAGCTTTAAGCGAGGCTGACGAGGACTCCTTGTTTGGTATGATGCACAAGCTAGGCTACTTAGTACAAAGGCACAAGGATTTAAAAGGGAGTTAGGGTGAATATCCTAACGGGGGTTCAAATCCCTCTACATGGTGCATGAGGAGAATTTCTCATGGGGGGTTCGATTCCCCCTTTTTTATGTCTAAATGCGAATGATAATCATTCAGCTTTAATCTCCAAGCCCCTACACAATAGGCTTTTCAAAATAAATTTGACAAGAGCAAGTTTTAATGGTATGATGTAATTTCTACTCGTCACTGCCAGAAGGTCGAGGCTCTTTAACAATCTAATGTGGTACATTCTTTTAATTAAAATGGAGTTACAATGACTAACATTGAACTAGAGCTAAGCAATGTTCTTAATAAGATTGCTAATGAAGATGGTTTCTTTAATAATGGTAAACCTAAGTTTGGATTAATAAAAAGGTATGCCAATGGAAGGGAGCTACACAAGTGCAGGGCATGTGGTTCTTACCATGCAGGAAACAAGAATGGTAGTACACATACTTGTAGAGCCAAGTAACCTAAGAAGGTAGGCAGAAATGTCTACCTTTTTTTATGTACGATTGCTTTACAAAGTATAAAATCTATGATACAATACTACCATTCTAAGAAAGAAATACATTGAACCAGTTTATTGTTTATATAAATAAATAACTTTTAATCAATGTTACTTACTTAGTATTACTAAGAGTGTAGTAGTTTTTACTTCCATTTTTTCTACTACACTTTTAGTAGTATTACTTAGAATACTGCTAGATGTAAAATTAAATGTTAACTATAAGGAGATGTAGAAATGAGTGATTATATATCATTGACTGGTGAAGTTGTGTTTAACAAAGTAACTCAGCCCGATGTATTCAAAGGACAAAGTAAGTACACACTTACTGTATCCTTAGATAAGTCAGGTATCAAGGAAGCGGAGAAGAATGGCTTAGTGACTAAGGAGTATGAAGGCAAGACTCAGATTACTTCTAAGCGTAAGGTAGACTTTGGTCAGCCTAAGATTTACAACTCAGACAAGGCCGAGGTGGATGCTACTCACCTATCTTTGTTTGGAGATAAGGTTACTATGCTTGTTAAGAAAGGCAAAGCACCTTACGATGGATACACTTACTTAGAGCGTGTGAGGGTGGATGAGAAGGCAGATGGAGTAGAAGAATACGACCCATCTGAATTTTAGTTGTACTTTTAAATTAATCTAGGTTATAATATTGGGGCAACTTCGGTTGCCCTTTTAATTTAAACGAGGAGAAAAGTGGAAAAGAATAATAAAGTAATACGGAAAGAACAATGCCCTAGTTGTGCAAAGCTAGGCAAAGACAGTAGCAAAGATAACTTAGCAGTATACTCAGATGGACAGACACATTGCTTTTCTTGTGGAGAGCATGGCTTTGTTGAACACAGTAACAAACCTATACAGATTACAGAGAAAAGTGATGACTCTTGGAAGCATGAGTACAAGGGAGATTACTATACTCTACATGATAGAAAGCTAAGAGCCGAAACCTTAGAGAGATACAAGGTCAAGTGTGAGAAGGATGGCAAAGGCAAAGTGATTAAACATCACTACCCATACTACAATCATAAGAATAACATGGTTGGTATGAAAACAAGGGTGGTTGCTAGTAAGTCTTTCTATGGCAAGGGAGACACCACTAACAAGAATATGTTATTTGGCCAGAACTTGTTTCAAGGTGGTGGTAAGTATGTCACAGTATGCGAGGGTGAGTTGGATGCTATGTCAGTATATGAGATGTGCGGTAGTCGGTGGGCATCTGTATCAATTAACAATGGAGTACATGCTACTGCAAATATTAAAGCTAACCTCGAATGGCTTGACTCATTTGAAACTGTAGTATTATGTTTTGATAATGACGAGGTAGGCCGAGAAGCAGTAGAGAGAGTAGCACCTATACTTGGTCCGAATAAATGTAAGATACTCACATTAGCCAAGCACAAGGATGCAAGCGATTACCTTAAGCATGGTGATGGTAAAGAATTCTTAGATGAGTGGTGGAACTATGCAAAAGATTACACAGTTAGCGGTGTTGCTACAGTTGAGGACATGCGAGAGGCCATGCTTAACTACAAGAACACAGAACTTGTACCACTGCCCGACTCTTTCGGAGACCTAAACCATATGATGAGAGGTGGTATAGCAAAGGGAGAACTGGTATCAATCATAGCACATACCAGCATTGGTAAGACTACTGTACTTAACGAACTCATTTATCACTTTGCCACAGAGACTGATGAGAAGATAGGTTGTTTCATGGTAGAGGATAACATTGATGAGACGATAAGGAAAGTAGTAAGTGTACACACAACAGAGAACTTACAACTTGTTAAGCCAACAGAACTAAATGTTGACACCATCATGGACAAGGCTATTGAGATAGGATTTGGTACAAAGATACAGTTACACAATGATGGTGGTGGTAGTATTGACCTTGAGGAAATGTTTTCTAAGATAAGATATTTTGTAAAAGGATTAGGTTGTAGTATAATATTGGTAGACCCATTACATACTGCAATTAAAAACCTAAGTAATGAGAACATTGAAGAAGTCATGGACAGATTCATAAAGCTATGTAAAGAAACTAAGTGTGCAGTCATACTGAGTACACACACAAGGAAGCCTGATGATGGCTCACATCCTCATAAGATTAGTGAGTATGATGTTAAAGGTAGTGGTGCTATACCTCAGGCCTGTCACACTAACATACTATTCTCAAGAGATAAGTTAGCAGAGGATGATTACACTAAGAACTCAACACGCATTAGAGTACCCAAGCTAAGAAGAACAGGTCAGACAGGAGAAGCCGGTTGGACATACTTTAATCCTGAGACAGCTAGGCTAGAGAAAGGTGTTAACCCTGATGTGGGCGGATGGAATAATGACGCAGACTTTTAGTTGCGACATAGAAACTGATGGTATAGAAGCCACTAGAGTGTGGTGCGTAGCAGTGCAAGATATTTACACCGAAGAAACACAAGTATTCTATGAGTCTAAAGACTTTAACGAGTGGATAGACTCACAGACGTTGGTGTTTCATAATGGCATAGCATTTGACATCCCTGTACTTGCAAAAATATGGGGCACAGACTTTAGTAGCACAACGATAGAGGACACGCTAATACTCAGTCAGCTAGACAGTCCACGCAGAGAGGGTGGCCACTCATTAGCTAACTGGGGTGAGTACTTAGGCTATCCTAAGGGAGACCATGAGGATTGGTCAAAGCTAAGTGATGAGATGGTTGAGTATTGTTTGAGAGATGTAGAGATAACAACTAAGGTCTACAAACTCATGAAGCAAAAGAGATTAAGTGAGGATGCCAAGCAATTAGAGTATGCCACTAAAAGACACTGCTCTTGGCAAGAGAGGACAGGTTGGCTCTTTGATGAGCGAGGTGCAATAGAAATACTACAACAAGTTAATGATGACCTACGAAATGCAGAGGAAGAAGTACATAAAACATTTAAGCCCCTACCTGTGTGGAAAAGCAAGAAACCAGTGGAGCAGAGATTTAAGAAGGACTTTACTAGAACCAAGGGATACCAAGCAGAGGTAGACTTGCAATGTCATACCAATGAAGAAGGTGACTATGGTTACTGGGCATACCCTGAACTAAACTTGGGTAGCAGACAACAGGTGGGCAGACATCTTATGCACTATGGCTGGAAGCCTGAGGTGTTTACTGAAACTGGCAGACCCAAGGTTGATGAGTCCACACTCAAGGATGTAGACATACCTGAGGCAAAGTTGATTGGTCGTTACCTCATGTTGCAAAAGAGACAAGGTCAGATTAACTCATGGCTTGATGCTGTAGATGAGAGAACTGGTAGGATACATAGCAGAGTACATACTATGGGAACTGTGACTCACAGGATGAGCAGTAGCAATCCAAACCTACAACAAGTAACTGCTAGTGGCAAAGAGTATGGCTCTGAGATGAGAGCCTTGTTTACTGTGCCTGAGGATAAGGTGCTAGTAGGTGCTGACCTCAGTGGACTAGAACTAAGATGCCTCGCCCACTATATGAGAGATGAGAACTATACACAAGAGATACTAACAGGTGACATACACACTGCCAATCAGAAGTCAGCCGGATTAGACACAAGAGATAAGGCCAAGACATTTATCTATGCATTCCTCTATGGTGCGGGCGATAAGAAGATAGGTAGCATAGCGGGTGGCGGTATAGAAGAAGGCAAGGTGCTTAAGAAAAACTTTCTTGATAATACACCCGCCCTTAAGGTACTCAGGGAAAGAGTAGGCAAGGCATCAGACAAGGGATACCTCAAGGCATTAGATGGCAGACACGTCAGAGTTAGGAGCGAACATGCCTCACTTAACTTTCTACTACAAAGTGCGGGTGCTATAATAAGCAAGAGAGCATGGGTTATTTTTCACTCGCTTGCACTACACTTAGAGTACAGGCAACTGGGTGTTATACATGATGAGATACAATTAGAGTGCAGTCCTGATGATGCAGATGAGATTGGCTCATTGGTTGTCAAGGCCATGGAGCAGACAACAGATTATTACAAACTAAACTGTCCAATAACTGGAGAGTATAAAATAGGGAGAAGTTGGAATGAAACACATTAAAATTACAAAAGAAAATGTTAACTTGGCTAATGAAATGTCAAGTGATATGGGCATTTTAAATAATTCAATAACAAAAGGAAAAGGAAATGTAATTGGGTTTTTAGGTGAGATTATTGTGGCAGAGGAACTAGGAATTTCCTTGAACAATACTTATGACTATGATTTAGTATTTAATAACAAAAAAATAGATGTTAAAAGCAAGAGGGTAACATCAGCACCTAGAGATTACTATGAATGTTCTGTAGCCGACCTGAATACTAAACAAAAGTGTGACTTTTATGTCTTTACCCGAATAAAAAATGATTTGTCAGAAGGGTGGATATTAGGCTACTTAGAAAAAGAAAAGTATTTAGAAGACTCAAAGTTTTTAAAGAAGGGGAGTATAGACCCTGACAATAATTGGAAAGTTTCAACAGACTGCCATAATTTACCTATAAGCAAATTAAAGGATATAAGGGAACTAGTTAAACATGAAGGATAATGAATTTAAAGTGCAATGGAATGAGAATAGAAAGAAAGATAACATCAATCCGGAGCATTACACACAAGGGATAGAGTGCATAGATTATATCACTTCAAAAAACATGAGTTTTCTGGAAGGCAATGTGATAAAATATGTAACTCGTTACAAAATGAAGAATGGATTAGAAGATTTAAAGAAAGCACAATGGTATTTAAATCGGCTAATAGAAATTACAACAAGAGAGGAGTAAGAAAGTGGAAAAGAGTATAAATACTATAATACCCGATGTGTACGAGGTGATGAAGTCAAAGAATTATTCTGGAGACCTAGACACTATAGCTATGCAATGTGGTAGAGAGGTTGAACAAGCAATTAAGAATGCTTTTGAACCTTATGAAGCAAAGACAAACTTGAGAATGTCTAGCATTGGTCGTTGTGAAAGGGCACAGTGGTATACTGTGAAGGGGTACACACCAGAGGAGATAGATGGGAGTGTGTACCTTACCTTTCTACAAGGTCATGTGCTAGAGGCTATGCTTGTGGCCTTGATTAAACTGTCAGGACACTCAGTGACAGACCAACAGAAGAAACATACTGTAGAGGGAGTGGATGGTTCTCAAGATTGTACTATTGATGGAGAACTTGTAGATATTAAGACCGCTAGTGCTTGGTCTTGGGATAACAAGTTTGCCGAGGATGGTATTAAAGATGATGGCTTCGGCTACATCAAGCAACTATCAGCCTATGGTAAAGGAGACAACAGAAAGCATGGATACTTCCTTGCTTTAAATAAAAACAAATCAACTCTCAAGTTGTGCAAACAGGAACTTGAACAAGATGTAGATACTTTTATTGTTGACCTTAAAAATAAAATGGCCTCGGATACACCGCCTATGAGAATAGCTAACGCTACTACTATGACAAAAAGTGGAGAAGAAAAGTTATGTATGACTTGTGCTTTCTGCGGATTTAAGAATGATTGTTATGGTAGCTTAGATGCTAGACCTATTCCATCTGGCAAGATAACCAATTATTTTGTTGACAATAAAGGAGCAAGTTTTTGAAGCTACTACCAGAGTTGAAGGCTTTTATCTCTGCCACTTATGACACTTGTTTAATATGTGATGAGTTAGAGATAGAGCCTGATGAGTTACTTGATGCATTTGAAGGTAAACTTATCGAGAAAAAAGATAGATTCTTAGAGGACTTCGAGGAGACTGAATGGAATACATAGAGATAAGCCTAGCTTTTATGTTACTAGGTGCAGTTGCTATTTACTTTACACACAAGAGAGCATATGACAAAGGAATAACAACAGCAATACTGTTACATAGAAACGGAAGATTAAAGTACAAAGATTATTATGACGAGAATGGCGATAAGATGGTTGACATTGAAATCGCACCACTAGAGGATGAAGAATGAACATACTACCCAATGACTACCAAAATTTTATAGCACTGAGCAGATATGCAAGGTGGCTACCTGAGAAGAACAGAAGAGAAACGTGGCAAGAAACAGTTGCTCGATACTTTGACTTCATGGAAGAACATTTAAAAGAAAACTGTAACCATGAGTTAGTACCTAAGACTAGAAAGATATTAGAAGATGCAGTATTAAACCTAGAGGTTATGCCAAGCATGAGAGCACTAATGACCTCAGGCAAAGCACTTAAAGACAACAACATAGCCGGATATAACTGTGCATACCTAAGCGTTGACCATCCAAAAGCATTTGATGAGTGCTTATACATTCTAATGCATGGTACTGGTGTAGGGTTTAGTGTAGAAAGACAATTCATTTCTAAGCTACCCGAAGTACCTGAGGAAATGATAGATGTAGAGGACACAGTGGTGGTACAGGATAGTAAAGAGGGTTGGCAGTCTGCGTTTAGAAAACTTATTACTTATTTGTACAATGGTGAAATGCCTAAGTGGGATTTTTCTAAGATAAGACCCAAGGGTTCTAGGTTAGCTACCTTTGGTGGCAGAGCAAGTGGACCTGAACCATTGCTTGATTTATTTAACTTCGCTACTAACTTATTTAAAGAGGCAGTAGGAAGAAAGCTAACAAGTTATGAGTGTCATAGAATGATGTGTAAGATAGCAGAGGTGGTAGTCGTAGGTGGTGTGCGTAGGTCAGCACTTATATCTCTATCAAACTTAACTGATGAGCGTATGCGTAACGCTAAGTCAGGTCAGTGGTGGTCAGACACACCGGAAATGGCACTCAGTAACAACAGTGTATGCTATACAGAGAAGCCTGACATGGGTATATTCATGAAGGAATGGACTTCTCTTTATGAGTCTAAGTCAGGTGAGCGTGGCATCTTCAACAGAGAAGCGGCTATCAAACAAGTAGCATCCATAGGTAGAAGAGATACTGAGCATGACTTTGGTTGTAATCCATGTAGTGAAATAATCCTAAGAGATGGTCAGTTTTGTAACTTAACTGAGGTAGTCATACGGGCAGAAGACACACAGAAAGATATACTCCGTAAGGCAAGATTAGCCACCATACTGGGCACGTTTCAAGCAAGTCTTACCAACATTAAAAGACTTAGACCGAAATGGGTTAAAAATACAGAAGAAGAAGCCTTGCTTGGAGTGTCATTAACTGGTATAATGGACAACAGTTTTATGAATGGTAGCAGTGGAGACAGAGGCTACTATGGTAAAAGAAGTTTACCTGACTTCCTTAGTGACGTAAGAAAAGAAACAGTTAAAGTCAATAAGGACTGGTCAGAACTACTAGGTATTAGTCAAGCTACTGCAACAACAGCGATTAAACCTAGTGGCACAGTCAGTCAATTAGTAGACAGTGCAAGTGGTATACACACTAGGCACAATGACTACTATTTCCGTAGAGTAAGAGCAGATGCTAAAGACCCTATCGCTCAACTTATGGAAGACCAAGGCATACCTTGTGAGGCTGATGTAATGAAACCTAATAGCGTTAAAGTCTTTACCTTTCCAATGAAAGCACCCAAAGGTGCTGTACTTAGAAATGAAAGGACTGCTATCGAACAGCTAGAACTATGGCTTACCTATCAAAGATATTACTGTGAGCATAAACCTAGCGTTACTGTTAGTGTAAGAGAACATGAGTGGATGGAAGTAGGTGCATGGGTATATAAGCACTTCGATGAAGTCAGTGGTGTAAGTTTCTTACCACACTCTGACCATTCTTATCAACAAGCACCTTATGAGGATTGCACTAAGAAACAGTATGATGAACTGGCTAAGACAATGCCTAAGTCTGTTGACTGGGATTTGATTAGCGAGTACGAGCTGACGGACATGACAGTAGGCACTAAGACTTTAGCGTGTACTGGTAGTGTGTGTGAACTTGTAGATTTAGTTGAAGAAGAAAGAGACGTAGAATAATTCTTTAGCTATTTAAAAATGTTAGACTAATATAGGAGTAAAATATGTTAGATAAGATAAAGAATGGTGCTGACGGAGCGATAGATGTTGGCATCAAACTGATAAGCCTTTCAATTATATTGCAGATTATCTTCGGTCCGAAGGTAGCCTTCCTTACAGGAGATGTAATTGGCTCTATACTAGGCATAGTTTGGACTTTAGGAAACGGTGGACTGGCTGGCATTATCGCAGCTGTCATCATATGGAGATTACTCGACAAAGATATAGTCGATGAACTCAAAGACTAAGTCTAAAAACTCTTGGGGTCTTGTCCGTCTGGATGAGACTTCCAAGTTATACTTGACACTCAAACAACAAAAGAAAAAAACAAACCCAAGACTTTGGCAAACAGACTGGAGAAAATAATGAAGTTACTAATTGTACCACTTCTTATTGCTACCTTAACAGGATGTAATGCTTTTGAAGAAAAGCTACTACTACACAAACAACAACAAGAACAAATAATATGCTCTCCACCTGAGGCTACGTTGTGCATAGGGTGGAAAGTATGAAACAAAAAGGAATACTGCCCTTGCCTGTGTTCACTAGAGGCAGAGGGGAAAAGAAAAGGGAACACTTAGTTAGTTTAAACAACTTCTTTCCTATGCATTACATACAAAAGAACAATGTTAAACGAGCCTATCATGATACTGTTATGGATTGGGTACAAACACTGCCCAAGTACAAGACCATACAGCCACACTACAAGCTATACTTTAAAACAAAACACAAAAGAGATTTAGATAACTATACATTTACTATGCATAAGTTTCTTATGGATGCATTAGTAGAAGGTGAAGTCATTGAAGACGACCACTACGAGATTGTAACTAAGGTTACTACAGAGATTGGTGGATTAGATACGGACAACTATGTTGTTGTTGAAATAAAAGGAGAGGAACTTGTCACTAAACAAGAGCAAGGACATAAAAGAACTAAAGAAGTTTGATGTTGACTTAGAGTTTGGTCAGCAGTGGGAGAAGCACATAGATGAGATGTTCTCAGGTGCTAAGAAGTGCGAAGTTAAAACAGAGAGAGATAAGTGGGCAACTACAGGGAACATCTGTATCGAGACTGAAAGCTATGGTAAGCCATCAGGATTAACTAGCACAGAGGCTGAGTTATGGGTACATAATTTAGTTAAAGATGGAGAGCTATGCTGTAGCCTAGTGTTTAACACAGACAAACTACGAAAGACAATGGAAGAAATGAAACCTTACACTGTCATGGGCGGAGACAACAAAGCATCTAAGATGTACTTAGTTAATATAGCTAAGCTCTTGAAGGCTGTTTCTTCTTAGACCCTTTCTTTTTATCATAACCCCAATTAATATTTGACAAGCCTTTGTCAATAGCCTGTTGTAATGGCGGAGATTTTATATTCTGAAATCCCGGTTGGTTATCTAAGTCTATACATTTTCTCATTACTAATCTCCTAAGAAATATTCTTGTCCAATTCTACCAGTAGTGGCATTTAAAAATATCTTGTACATTTCTTCCGCAGTATCTCCCATAGGTTCATCACCCATTATCTTTTTCAAGAAACCATCAACGTATGCCGGACCCGGTCCTGCAATGTAACCTGCAACTTTAGCATCCCCAAGCTCTCCTATCAACGGAATACCCACAGCACTTACTGTTTCTAAGACACCCCTTTCTTCCTCTACTCCTTTAATAGCATCCTTGATTGCCATAGCTAATGCAGCCATTCCTATTGCAGCACTTATGGATGAAATCGCAGCCATTTTGCCAACGAAATCAGAAGAACAGAACTTAGGATTTAACTTAGCGTTAACTCTCCTAGCTATTGTATTACCAAATAATATAGGGAAAGATTTAAGCTGAGCAATTAACATGAGATTAGGGTCTGACATCCAAAGTGGCCGATTACCAGCAGTAGGCTCAAGTGCTACGTCTGTTGTTATTTTACGCATCCAAGGAATCATTACATCTCTTACGGAAATAGTATTACCTTTTGAATTTATAAATGTACTGTCTAAGAATGCATCATCCAATATAGCATTCTTAATGTTACCATTAGCAAGAGCACCTACCTTTTCAAAGTCTGACATGCTTAATCCATTTTCTTTTAGCTCTTGTAACAACAATCTTTTCTTTGTCTTACTTAAATTATTCATGTTGTTTAACTGGTCTTGTATCATATTTAAACCAGCAGCAGCAGTCCATACTCTTACAGCATTTGTGTACTGTGTTAAAAACATAGCACCCGGACTACGGAAGAAATAGTTTAATGCAACATTCCTATCCCCTGCCATTAGTTTGTCTATTCTTTCAGACATTTGTGGTTGCATTGCCATGCCCATAACCCTAAGCAAATCTCGGCCAAAAGAAGTTCTTGCATCTTTTCCTTCCGCTCCTCCATAAATAGAACGAGCTAACCCTTTTAACGCATACCCAGCTACAGTAGGTGAAGCCTTAAGCATGTTGTACCATCCAGCCCTTTGTCCAATCCACATAGGTTCAGTCCAAGAACTTATAGTAGCTAGTCCTAAGTAACTAATAGAAGTTACTGTAGACAAACCTTTCATAGCTTGTATAGCAGCCCGTTGCTCAGGTGTCTTTGGTTTTTTGTACACATTATGGTATGCATCATAAATGCCCCATAGTTTTTCTACTTGAGCTGAGTCAACTGCACCTGATTTAATTAAAGTGTTAATAGCATCGTTATACCTATTAGCTTTGTCTCCACCAAATGCCTCTGCTGATGCCATTCTTGTAACAGCACTAAACAAGTACCTTTCTATAGAATCTAATGTATCTTCATTTCTAAACTCAGGAGAAAGATTATCCCACTTACCATCTCTTGCTCTTTCAAAAGAAGATATTCCCATGCCACCATCTGTAGCTTCTGCCCTAATTTGCTCAGAAGTAAATACATTTGGGTCAACATCATTTAATACATTTTGCAATACTAAATCTGCTTCGACTGTTTTAAGACCAACATCTCTTACTAAACTTTCTTTAAATCTTTCTGGATTCTTTTTTACTTTTTTGTAATCAATACCTCTGCTTAAGTAACCTTCTTGGTGTCCAATAGTTAAACCATCTTTGCCCAGTGTTTTACTTAAAGCCTGATAAATACTTTCTTGTATATCAGCAATGTCTTTTATACTAGCATCTAATTCTTTTTTCTTTCTTTTACCTAAAGCTCTAGTTACTTCAGCTTCAGCTTCTTGTAAATTGTACAAAGGACTAGCGTTGCCTTCTTCTAATTTAGCTGCTATATATTTATTAACAGAAGGTCTAACACTACTGGCCATTTCTCCCATAAGTGCAACATGCCGAGTCCATTTATTTTTAATCTTCTCAAACTTGTTTATATAATCACCTATGTACTTATGTCTTAATGTTTCAAAAGACTTAGATACATTTTGAGATTCACCGCTTCCAGTAGAAACATCTGTAATTGGAGAAGCCACAGCCATAAATGCTGCCATTTCTTTACCTGTCTGTACTTTGTTTCGTATATCAGGAAGACCATCCGTTGCTCTTCTTAGTAACACATTAGCAGCTGCGTCTTTAATATTAGTAAGAAACCCTTTAGGGTCTTCCTTTGCATTAAACAGCTCAGGAATTACATCCTCTACATTTGCATCAATGTCTTTTTTAGGTGGCCTAATATTCACCATTGCATCTGGCTGTCTAACAACTGGACCTACACCAGCAGTAGCCACACCTGCTCCAGTCATTGTATTAAATTGTTTTAGTAACTCATCATACTGTTTTTTATATTGGTCTACGTTTAAAGTATATTGTTCACCAGCAGCAGCTTTTCTGCGAGCATCTTCAAAGTCTAAAATTAATTTATCTTTTTTACGACTTCTGTTTACATCTGTAGCTTTACTAAGTGCAACAGGAGAACCATAGACACCACCACCAGCAGCACCTACTACAAAATCAGTAGCTAAATCATTCTTGTCTAACCCTTCTAAGCCTAATGCAGAAGTACGCATTGTGTTTATTTGTTGTGCAGTTTCTGTAGCACCTTCTATGCCTGCTGACTGAGCAGTTTGTTTTGCCCCTTTGTACAGCATAGCACCTATTTTTTCTTTATCTGTTTTTTTTAAATTCTTAGCTATTTGCTTTAAAGATTTCTTAGCAGGCAATCCTGCTTTGTTTAAAGACCTAGCCCATACATTAGGAAGTACAAAATCTAATCCTGCATTTTGTATAGCAGTCCAACTAGCCCTGCCTATTTCCTTATCTGTTAATTCATCTACTGTTTTATTATCAGCAGCAGCATGTGTTTCTACTGCTTCATCTAATAACATTAAATAGTTTAATCCGGCAGCAGCACCTGTTATACCAGCACCAATAAGTTTAGTAGCACCCGGCCCTTTCATCATAAGATTTTGACCTAGTGTTAAACCAAACATAGTTATTGCAGAAGCAGCACCATTCTCTGCTAACTTCTCACCAATAAATCCCGGCATGTCTGACAAAGACTGGTCAAATATTCCTCCCTCATACTCAGGAATATATTCTTCCATGCCTTGCTCACCTGCCTGTTGCATTTTACCTGCGTAATCTCTTACGTTTAAAGGAAGCTCAGTACCCATTCTAGGCAACAACTCAGACAAGCCCCTGCCTGATGCCCTCATTAATCTATCTATTGAATAATCAAAAGCTGAGCCACTACCACCTGAATTAAAATCAAAGTTGTTATAATAGTCTTTACTTAGTTCAGGAGACGAAGCACTGCCAAAATCAAAATCGGCAAAAGGATGTTCTTCTTCTTCTTTTCTTGTAGCCATTTACTACCTCTATTTAGTTGCTGCTGCTCTTGCTGCTGCTTGGTCTCTTTCGTCTTCTAACAATTTCATTATTTCTGCATGCGTAAGTATAACACCATGTCTAGTAAAAGCTGCGTTTTGTATAGTTCTATATCTGCCTATCATATTAGAAGCTGCTTTTTCTCTATCAGCTTCGCTTCTAAATTTAAACCATCCCTTTTTCGGTGTAAATATATTTTCTAAATCTTCTCTGCTCATGTCAACAGCATTAAATGCAGCAGTGTCTGGCTTACCAGCAGCAGCCTTAGTTGCCTGAGCTTTTTCATAAGCTACTAAAGGATTTTCTCCCCTGTCTTGTAAGTTTCTACCATAGTAATCCATAAGCATACCTAACTTATTTATAGTAGCTGGGTCTTTCATGCCTGCTTTAAATCTATCAGAAAAACTTTTCTTTGCTTCTTCTTCTTCTTTACTTCCTCTACCCTTAGCTAAATCATCTGCTGCTTTTTCATCTGCTATTCTTTGCTCTTCTTCAGTTTTAGTTTCAGTTGTTTCTTCTTCAGGTGTTTCGCCTGTTATATTAAAAATACCTCTGTCAAGTTCTGCTGTAATAGACTCTTGAAAAGGTAAATCTTCAGCTTCTAATGCTTCTGTTACAACATTACCAGCATAACCTGCTTTGGCAGTAGTTTTTATAGGTGATTTACCCATTTTCTTTAAATACTTGTTAATAAAATACATTACTGTTCCAGTACTTGCAGCTTTTACAGGATTTTCTTGTATAAACTTAACAGTAGCAGCCCTTAACTCTGGGTCAGTCATGTTTTTTATCATTGTAGCAATCTCAGGAGCAGGGTTTAACACATCGATTAAACCACCTACATAAGGAGTTTCAGCTAATTCTGCTGAGTTACTTATCCAAGCATCCGGACTTGCTAAGTTTTTAAAACCACTTATTATATTGTCTCTATCTAAAGAACCAACTTGTCCAACAGGAACTTCTTCTATTTCTTCTCTATTAAAAGCATTGCGAACTTGGTTTATTTCTGAGAATGTACCTCCTACTGCATCACAAGATGCTTTGTCATTAGCAAATGGAACTAATGCTCCATTAGCATTTGTACAATAACCCATTATCTTTCTCCTTTAAATTTGTAATTCATATTTGTTTCCTAAGCAAAAAGATTTCTAACATCTCTGCGTGTTGAAAAACTGTTGTTTAAATTTCCTGTGCTGTATCCTCCTGATGGAGCAACTGGTCTAGGTGCTGGTGTAGGTGCTGGTGTAGGTCTCCTAGCTGCATCTTGTACCGCAGCCCTAGCATCATTAGTTTTCTTTACTGTTGCTGCTGTTTGTTCATTAACAAGATTTGTTCTAGCTTCAGTAAAATCAGTTACTTCTTTTAATACTTCAGCATACATGTTATTAAACTTAGTATCATTCTCTAACCTAGCAATGTCATCATAAATTTCATTAAGAGTTTCTTCTTTAGGACCAGCAACTGGCTCTGGTGTTACTGGTTGTGTACCTAAATCATCATAATTTTTATAGTAATTGCCATCACTGCTTTGATACAAATCTTGATTATCCATTTCTGCTTGAGTTAATGGTTGATTAAACAACATACTATCATCAAAAGAATAATCTGCTCTAGATTCTATTGGTGTTTTGTCTTGTAAAAATGTATCAGGTATTCCCATTTTACCTACAAAGTTTCCATCACTATCTCTACTAAATGTAGGCTCAATAAACAAACCATCTCTTAATTCTTCTGTTGTTAAATTAAGTGCCATTTGGTCAGCCATATTTTGTAGTTGGTCAGCCTGTTCTTGAACCGTTGGTTGTCTAGGAAGAGTTGATGGTTGCATACCTAACTCGACATCAGCAGTGTCATCCATTGCTGGAGCATATGGTATACTTCCTATTTGTCCTTGTTGCATTCTATTTTGTTCTGCTAATATAGCTTGTTGTTCAGGGCTTAAAAATATAGAAGTCTCTGCATTGTTAGGACTAGGAAACATAGTACTAGGCGGTGGGTTGTTAGGCCCAAATATACCCATCTCATCTATTGTTTGCTGGTATGTTAAATCTCCAGCAGAGTTAGGTGGTCTAGGTGTTATACCATTAAATGCAGGCATGCTAACATCAGCACTTACCGGTTGTACTCCTTCTGGCAATTCAACTGCTGGCATATTTATAGCAGCATCCGCTACTCCTGCTGGTTCTGTATATCCTTCACCAAACTGTCCTTCATAATAAGGATTTATTGCATTAGCAGGTGTACCAAAGATACTATAATCTGCACCACCTGTTCTTAATCCTTGCCCATAAGTGTACTCATCTAAGCCACCCGGACCAGTATAATTAAATAAAGACGAGTCATTGTATGCAGACAAATCTGGTGCGTATATAGTTCCAGAAGGTGTGCGTTGTCTAAAAACTTTTGGAGTTAATACTGGTGTTGTTGGTACTGCATTTGCTACAACAGCAGCATTGTTTCCTCCAGTAGTATTTACTGGCGATGGATTTCTGCTTGGCTCTGATGGAGTTGTGTTAGGAGGTATAGGATTAAAGCTCCAGTCTGGACCTCTTGAGCCACCATATGCCTCATACTCATAGTTTGCTTGCATATCATCTGCTGGTATGTCATATGTTAAGTCCATATTATTACTCATCCAGTTACTATCATCAAAAAGACTTGGAGACTGTACTGGATTAAAATTATTCCAAGGACCGGGGCCACTAGTGTTCTGTGCTGGGGTAGACACCGGAGCAGTATAAGGAGAATGCACATCTGTTGGATATGGGTTTTCGTACCTATCTGCTAAAGTAATTTTTATAGGGCCTATTGCCATTTTATCTCCTTAAAATAAACTATACATTTGAGCTAAACCACCTAAGTTACTCATAGCACTAGCACCCGGTGTTGTAGATATGGATTGTCCAGCGTTTCCAACTAAAGGACTAAACCCTGTAATACCAGACTGATACTGTTTTAATTGCTGGTATGGTAAATTTTGCTCAAACTCTTGTTGAGCCATAGCATCTTGTATTAATGCCTGCTCTCTTTGTTGCTGTTGACCACCGGAAGCACCTAATGCACTATAAGGACTAAAGCCAGCTTGCATTAAACCACCAGTCATTCCTAATGTAGCTCTTTGCTGTCCTAATCCTTGTCCATATGCATTACTATATATCTGTGCTGCTGCTTGGTTAGCTGCGTCAGCTGCCCCTGCTATAGCATTACCTTCTGCAATACCTTGTCTGCCACCACCATAACCTCCTGACATAATAGCACCACCTCGTATGTCTGCTAAATTATCTTGTACACTTGACATTGCTCTATCTGCTGCTGCCTGTGCCATATTATTAACATATGGGTTATTAGCCACGTCAATCATACTAGGGTCAAGGTTTTGCTGATAAGCACTTAACGCAGGATTCATTATACTAGGAGCACCTTGTGTTGCAAAGTCTCTAATACCTTGTTGTGCTGTTAATTGGTCTGGTGTAAACCCTGCTTGTGTTTGACCACTGTAGTATTGAGGTGTGTTGTTGTTATATAAATTAGCAGCTTCTTTAAAGCCACTTTCCATATAAGGTACAGCGACATCCCAAGGGTCTTGGTTTACTGTACTTGTGTTGTCACCTTTAGACATTGTTTATCTCCTTTGCAAATAATCTTGTTTGTTCTTTATAGTTAATATCTTTAAGTACCTTTCCCCATCCTTTGCGACCAAATAGTTCTACATACTCACAATTGTTTTCTTTTCCAAATGCATTTAGGAGTGCATCTGCTTCATCTCTCCATGTCATAAATTCTTTTCCACTTAATAATAATACACATAATATGTTTTTCTGTGGATATTTACTAATCTTTGTAACAAAAGCACCTTCTACATCTTTACCTATTTTTACCCAAAGCTGCATATTCTTTGATTTACAAGCACTTTTTATGTCACTAGTACTATACTCGCCTAAACCATGTTTCAAGGCTGCATTCAAGTATTCTTCAACAAGAGGCCACCAAGCCTCTACACTCTCTCCCTTAATCCCTTCAATCAAAGTTTACTCCACGCTCCTGTGCTTAAGTATAAATACAATCCTTCACCACTACCGGGATTCCAGTTAGTGCCATCTGCGTACCTAACATCTCCAGCTCTTGGTTTTGATGGAACTACATTAGATTCTTCAAAATGTCCATCAGCTATGTTACCTATTATAGCAGACATCCTAGAAAACTCTTGTCTTAAATATGCAGGTAAATCCTTTGCATCATCAGGTACTGGTGCAGGAGAATAACGAATCATACTCCCTTACCTCTGTTTCCTGACGGACTCCAATGTACTTCTAAGTTAGCTAATGCCCATGTGTTTGCATCAGTAGACTCTGCCCTAATGCCTACATAATTTCCTGTGGCTCTTACTGGTATCTCTGAATGTACACCACTAGTAAATGTATATGGTCCTTTCCATGTTGTGCCTTCGTGTGGCATCATCTCTTGACCTACATAAAAATCTACTGAACCTGTACCACTTATTCTCGGTACAATTTTTTGTATAGTCTTAGTACCCGGATACCCTAAATTCATATGTTCTTTTTCTACATATGCTCTAAAGTTTGTTCCTGCATTCTGATTACTACCTAACACATATAATTTAGTAGCACTTGTAGCAGCTAATAATAAACTAGGTTTAAGTGGTGAATCCCAAGACTCACTGTCTGTGTCCCAGTCTCCTGTTTCTGACCAGTCACTTGTACTTACTGTGTCTACAATGCCCCAAGAAATATAACTTACATAAGGTAAGTCTCTTTTAGACCAACTGTTGTTTCTAAAATTGTATACATAAGCTGTGTCTGCAAAAGCATTTGTGTCATTAGTGTTAGATACAAAGCATACCCACATCTCATTCTTTTCTCTGTCCGCAGCTACAAAAGTTCTTGTCTTGTAGTCTGGGTGCATAGAATTAAACAACTCGTCTCTAATTTGCTGGTCTACAATTGATTCTTTAGTTTGACCATCATGTACATATACATCATCCTCAGACACCACAAAATGCTTGTTATCAAAACTTTTTGCACAGTGCCTACCTAGTATACCAACATCATCAAAAAGTTGCCTAAATCCAAATATAGACTGTCCACCTTCAAACGCCATAGACCAAATTGAATCTTCTTTATATATAATATTAACGTCACCTAGTGGCAAACAATCAATTACATAACCATTAGACTGTGATAAATCTACATAGCCAGCATCTTTAGTTGCATCTGCTGGATTCCAAGTAGTAGGTACTGTACCACCTTCTGCTGGATGTGACCACTTAACTCTAAATGGGTAACGTGTGCCTGATTCTGTTGTGTCTAGTGCTACTAAGAATCTTTTAAATGGTCTAATAACTTGACAGCTTGTACTAGCAGGCCAGTTAGTTAGGTCAGCAAAGTTAGACGATGCTGTTCCTAGCATTTGCGGGTCATCAACACCATTGTTAAGTATAGCTACACCACCCAAAACTCCACCGTTCCATCCTTTAGCAGCAGTAGCTGAATAGTCACCACCACTAGAACGAGTTACATCAGCGTGAGTTGTTGTAGTTCCAGATGTACTTACCCTGTATATTTTAGTTAAGCTAGGGTAAATCCAATAGTCAGTAGTTGTAGTGTTAAAAGGCAATAACCAATAAGGTGCTACTGTAGGTGTACCGAATACTTGTTGTTGTCCTAATACTTTAGCAGTTTTGTCATTGTCAAATTGTATATTATTACCATCAGACCACTGCGTTTCTGGTAATTCATAAGAATCAATATCTCTGTTAATTCCTGTAGGGTTTAATACTGTTACTTGTGCTGGCATTTAGAACCTCTGCATATTAGGCGGACCATAGCTTTTAAATACTGGTGCAGAAGCTGCTTTTCTTCTTGCCCCTACATTTCCTCTACCACCCCTGCCACCTTTAATTGTTGTTGACCTAGCAGGCCCAAACTTTGTTATGTTTCTAGGTGTATTCATAGCAGCTAATTGTGATTGTTGTTGTGCCTGTTGTTGCTGCCTTTGTTGTATTGCTGCTTGTGCTTTAGCTGCTGCTTGTGCTTTAGCTGCTGCTTCTTTTTCTGATGCTATTCTAGCTACTTTAGTAGCATAGTCTTCTACATTAATTGTGCCTTTAGTAAAGTTTCCTTTAGCTCTAGGACCACCTAATGCTGTAATGTCAAGACTAGATGTACTTGGTGAATTAAAAAGATTATACACATTGCCACCAAATTCATACATTGCATCTAAAGCAGGTGCATTGCCACTTTGTCTTAAACCTTCTATATTGTCAACAGATTGTAAAAATGCATTTTTTCCAAAAGTACCAAAAGGATTGCTAAGGTTTCCATCCCATATACTGCTATCAGCTATGCCATCCATTTGTTGGTATGCAATGCCTGCCAAAGCTGCTGGAATTCCACCTAAAGGCAAATTACCTTTTGCTAACTGACCATAATCTTTTCCAGAGCGTATATGGTATCCATCAGTAGCATCTGAAACAGCATTATTTACAATTGTTTGATTGTGGTAAGGTTTTCCTGCTAAATGTCTTTTAAGTTCTTCTTCCGTCAAATCAAAACCAGCAGCCAATTTATTTAGCCCTAAAATTCCCGCTCCATATAATGTATCTTTTACAGCCATGTATCTCCTAGCTCATGTTTAAACCGTCAACAACTGCGTACCAGTTAGCACCGTTGTCAATCGTTTCAAAGGTAAGAATGTCTATTCCGCTTGTTGTTAATGTAGGTGTAGTACCACCAGCAAACTTAACACTGCTTGGCCAAGGGTCTGCTACTGTACCACCATTAGTTAATATTAGTTTAAACTTACCATATATGCCAGATGTTGGTGCGTTAGTTATTGTAAACGCTCCGCCACTTGCAAGTACAGCAGTTACTACATTGCCTAGTGCAAAGTTAATTGCTGTTGAGGTACTAACTGTACCTACTGCATTAACAATTTCTGTTTGCTTCTTGGTCTTTAAATTAGTTGTTGTTCCTACAGCATCAGCAGTCACAGTTCTTGATGCCTCTACTGTGCCTAGTGTTGGTACATCATTGTAGTTTAGCTCTGCTGTTGTGCCAGTGTAACCATCTATCTTATTTATTTCTGTGTGCGTAGCTGTTACAGCACCAGCAATGTTGGGAAAGGTAGCAGCTACTGCTGACTTAACTAGTCTTATGTGGTCATCGCCTTGACTTCTTGGGTCTGTACCGGTAGGGTTTGTTGCTACTAACCCGTCTATGTATGTTGTGGATTCTAGTGCCATGTTATTTTCCTTTTGCTAATTGTGCTCCAAAGTAGAACTCTATTATCATTGTAGCCCAGCCAAAGATTTCATCCATCTTTAATACTGAACCAGCTTGTATTTCTATATACTCCACTATGTCTGGTGTAAACTGTATACCAAAAAAACTAAAGCCTTTTATAGTGTTAGGTATTACTGTTGGTACATTAAAGAACACTGGAGCTACTTGTGTAAATATTATAAGTGCCAATATAACAAATATAATAACTCGCCTGTTAAGTGCAGCCATTGGACTTTCTTTGTCTGCTCTGTCTCTTGCTTGGTTAATAGAATCATTGCGTGCCTGCAAGTTCTGTATCATTAACTTTTGATTTTCTGCTGCTGCTTGACTCTTAAGTGCAAACAACTTAGCAACAAAACCTAGTGCTATTGGTGCTACATTTGTTAATAACGCTATCATACTGCTATCCTCATTGCTTCTATAATACCTATTTCAGACACTGCGTAATAGCCTATAGCACCAAAAAATGTCCACCTAATTTGATTTAAAGTGTTTACAATTTTTTGTATGCTTGCATTAGTGTCATCAACTTTACTGAACAACTTAGCAATCTGTGTAGAATGCTTGTCTAGTTGCACCTGAAGTCTCTTAGTTTCATCACTCACTTTTTGAATCCTCTTTTCATCTTAGCATAGGCTTTTTTGCTAATAGTAGAATTCTTTTTACTTCTACTTGTGCCAGCTTTTTTCCTAGCGTTTATGTTTGCGTACAGTCCTCGTCTAGCCATTACCACTTCACCTTGTTAGCCCAGTAAGCAGCAGACATCTTACCTTTTTTTATATTCTTAGCGTGTCTCGCTTTAAATGATGCTGACCTTTTGGTAGCGGTTCTGTCACCAGAAACTCCTTGTTGTCCAAATCTAATAGTCTTAACTTTACCACCCTCCTTGGCTACAACAACGTGGCTTTTAGTTTTGTGACTAGGTGTACGCTTTGGTTTGTTATATGCAGAAACCCCAGCTCTGGTTAGTCGTGAGTCTTTAGACATTACTTCTTTTTCATATGTGGTCGCTTAGTCATAGCTTTTTTCTTAACAGTTTTTTTAACAGGTGGTCTACCTCTTTTACTTCCGTATGTTCCCGGTCCGTATGGCATATTATTCTCCTAATTTGCTAATGGGTTATCTAATGACTGTTGAATACGATTTTCCATATCCAACTTTGTTTTTTCTACTTTAATTTCAAACCTATCTAGTTTGTCATCATAGTTAGTAAGTTTAGTGTCTACTGACTGTAGCTTACCATCTACCTTTGACTCAAGATTCCACTGTGCGTTTCTTAAATCAGTCATATCTTTCTTGAGTTCAATCTTAATTGCGTTAGCGTGTTCTTCTATTCGTATTACATCTGATGATGTCTTTGCCATCTGTCCAGCTATAGCGTCAAGGTCCAAATTTGCTATTCCTTCAACTTTCTGGTACATAAGAAAGCCACCATAAAGAGTACCAATAATCGTTGAAATAAAGGCAAATGCTGCAACTATACTTGTGCCACTTAAACGCAAACCAAACAAAGTAAGTTTCTTATCTTTTATGCCTTCGCCCTTGCTTACTAATTCTTCTAGGTCTGCCATTAGTTATCAAATCCATCTAGTTGTAATTGCTTAAGGTACTCTATCTCTTGCTTAAGTTTTTGTACTTCTAGTCTTCTGCGTTGTAATTCTAGTTGGTACAGTGTGTTGCAGTTTATTCTTTCGCTAGGTCCATCTAAAGGAATTATTATTCTGGCATACAAGCCTATGTCTTTAGTCTGTGGCCTGTCTCCTTCTTTGCCTATGATTGGTGTAATTGCGTTGTTTATTATCCCAGTCATACCTAACTCAAAGTTAGTAGTACCGCCTATACTATTCTTACAATCTAAGTCACCAGCTCTAATGCTGTCTGTGCCACTGCTGTATCCAGCACTTGGCAAAGAAAAGGTCATCGAGTTACTGTCTGCTATGGTTTGTGTGCAAAGCAGTAGTACCAAGTACCTTAACCATTTCACTTAAACCTCGAACATATCTTTGTTGCCACCATCGTTTTAGTCTCCCCATTCCCTCTAAGTTTAGACAACGAGCATATGTATTCTGCTTTGTCTTTGTTGCTTGAATTAATGTAAACATCAAACTTCACAGACTTCAAGTAATCCACCTTCATTATCTTGTAGTCAGTAACAAAAGGTATTGGCTTCCACTCTTCTGTAAATACCCCTACCTCATAAAACTCTACATCTTCCCTCTTGTTGAACAGCCTCATTGTAGTCTTGTGTACACCACTTATGTATGAAGTTTGCCACTTCGGGTAAGTAGGTGTCATTTCGTGAGCTGCTACAGATGTACATAACAGTGCCCACAGTATTACTGAGCGACACATTCAGCAACTACAATTGCTGTATACGCACCACCGGGAAATGCTTTCTGTTGTCCGCCACCATAAGTAGCTTCGGACTGAACATCTACCCACAAAGTCCCAGCGTGTGCCATAGCGTATTGTCTTAGAGCACCAGTGGTTGTACTAGCTGTCTGGTATCCATCAAAGTCACTGCCAGATGATTGTGCTACTGCTACTGCACCTGTCCAAGCAACGGTGTCACTTAAGCTAGGGCTAGAACTAAAAGAAGTAGGGTAGCTTACCTGTGCGTAATAAGCATTAGCAAGTGATACGTCAAACCTTACGATAGGTTTTTGTCCACCACTAGCTGGTGTTGTTGTAAGAGTGTATGCATTAGGGTTTCCATATACTCCGGGTGTGTCCGTGTTTACTGTACATCTAGACTCTACTGAGCCATTGATTTCTGCGTTAGCTTCTACTTTGCTTGCAAACAAAGAACAGCCAGTGAGGGCAAGAACTAAAGATGTTAATAATAATTTATTCATTTGTATTGTTCCTCTATCATTTTGTTATGTAGGTTATCTTGTGCTAAACTTCTTAATGCTCTTCTATTGTCTACAATTTCCCCACCTTGTAGTGCTATAGATTCAGGGTACATTTTACCAGAAATCTTCTTTTCGTAGTAACTGTTCACATTAGTAGCATCATTAATTGTTTGCAATAAAGCAGCTTGCGAGACTGTGTTAGCTATTGTCAAAGCATTTTCAGATGCAGCTAAAGCCATTTCTAATCTGCTTTCATTCTCTTCATCTTCGTCTTTCTCTTCCCTCTCTTCTTCTTCCTTTTCATACAAGTCACTGTCAGTTTCTTCAGTAGCGTCTATAACTGCGTCATCATCTAGTGCATCATACACTTCAATCTCAGGTATAACTGGCATAGGCTCGACATAGCCCGGACAACTTTCATCATTCTGTGGGTCAAAGCACTTATCAAATCTGTACATATAAACCACACTTGCATCCTCTATCGTACCAGTTCCTACTGTTTTAATAGAACCTGTGCCGAACTTACTGACTGGTGTGTATGGTAAGGGCACAAGTCTTTGTATCTTCATACCCGTACCATCGGTCCAATCTTGTGTATCTTGAAAGATATACCCACCATCTACATCTTCATTTTGTACTGTAACTAGGTACTCCTCTCCAGCTTCCTTAGTTACCTTGTACTTGTATATTACTCCACTTATGTCTAGCCCATCCTCTACGCTAACTCCTAGCGTTCCAGATGTCATACTCCATACCAGACTATCTACTGCTGCGTTACCTGTATATCCAAAGGTATAACTAGAAGAGTATGAAGGCTGCTGCAACAGTACCCATAATGCTAAGAGCCTTATCACGTTTTTCTTGTGCAGTAATTTCATCTTCCTCCTCTGGCATTGGTATTGTGTCTGTGTGTACAGCCCAAGCATCCTTTGCTTGCTGTCCTATGAGTCCATCTATAGGGCACGGAGTCCCAGCTGACATCATCGCTTCCCATACATCAGGGTCTTGACACATCACACTAACTGCTGCTACTTTCATACCAAAGTTATACAGCTTCTGTGCCTTTTTAAGTCTTAAACAATTCTCTTCTGTGTACGTTGTACCTACTGAGAGTCCGAGTATCTGTGTCTGTACTGAACCACTAGAGCTAATCGTACATAAGTCTGAGGTATTACCACTACCAAACTGAGGTGCTATTGCACTAGGTGGTGGTGACTTAACTGTTGTAGTCTGTTCACCTGTAGTTGTAACAACGCTTGTCGAATCTGTAACAATAGGGTCAGCAGCCATTACTGGCACTACAAACACTATCCAAAACGCTAGGACTATAAACCCAGCTATTACATTGTTACGCAGTCTGTTAGACATTAGGCTTCTAATGCAGCTATACGAGCTTCCAACTCTTGTATTGTTTTAACTAACAAAGGTACAAGTTTGCTTTGGTCAATTTCTTGATAAACATTTTCTGTGTGACTAGCTTTCCAAGTTGAATCAGAAGGATATTCACCATCAGATTTTCCTTGTTCCCATTCTTCTTCAGTTATTCCATCTCCAATCCATTTACCATTAGCTTTTAAAACAACATTAGTTAAATTTTTTGTAGCATCTTTTTCACCACTAATAGCTTCAGGCACTACACTTGATACTTCGTGTGCAATAAAGCCATCAACTAAAGTATTAGTATCATCTGAAATCCAATTAAACCTAGCTGGTTTAAGTTGTTTGAGCCTAGTTGTAGCATCCCAAGTGTAATCTACATTTTCTTTTAGTCTGTAATCTGATGAAGTGTTATAAGCAGTTGAACTTTGATTAGATTTAATACTTCCAACTGCACCACCAGCAGTATAAAAATTAACCATATTCTGTCCACCTGAACCTGTATAGCTTGGAATATTTATCATAATTCCGTAACCATCACCAGTTCCAGCACTATGAGCAACTTTCATTGCCCAATTACCATAAGCACCAGCATTTACACTTATTCCGTTAGGATTTACATTACCGTTAGAAGTTGTTCCTGATAACAAACGACCATCAGAATCAATAATTAAAGCACCAGATTGATTAGTTTCAAATGCAAACTGGTTAGAAGCGTGTTGATACTTTAATTGCCCCATACCAGAGCCACCTGAATCCCCGAAATACAGAACACCATCACTACCAGTACCACTCAATATGTGCATACCACAATGACCACTATTTTCAAGAACTAACTGGTCGCCATTTGAAGATATAGAACTAACACCACTATCTTGTTCTTTAATGTGCAGTTGTCCTAAAGGTGCTGTTTCACCGATACCTATTTTTTCAGCAGAAGTAATAGTCATAGCAGTCGCATCAGCATTGTCATCAATACCTGTCGAAGTAAAGTTAGGTATCGTACCTGTCAGCTTGGTCGCATCAATCGTAGTAGAAGTAAACGCACCGCTAGAACTGATACTCGCTTTCTCTACTCCGTTGGCTTGGAACTTTATATCCTTAGAAGAACCATCAGCGTTTAGTGTTAGATGTTCGTCACTTGATTTTATTGTACTCATACTGACGCTCCTTTTAATTCATCAGTAGTAGTCATACTATCTACTTGATTTGTAATATCTCTGAGCCTTTGCTTCTCTGTCACAATAGCAGAAGTATCTGAGCCAGCTTCTTGTGCCTTCATAAACAGAATGTCTTGTTCTTCTAACAGAGGTTTTCTCTCTGTTCTAAGTCTGTCTTTAGTAATAACTTTAGCTTTGTTAATGTCTACAGTAATTGGCATTAGAGATTCTCCTTCATATTGTATTTAGCTAAGTCCTCTGCACTCAAGTCTGCTGAAGTCTTTTCATCAGAACCAGCAGTATATGTCCAAGCATTTCTAAAAGTTCTGTCAGATAAGTCAACATCATCACCTATGATTTCGTACTTAGTTCCAGTAGGTAAATCTTTGTTAGCAAGATGAATCATCTTTTCTTCATCTGTTCCTGTTAAAGTAGCTAAAAATTCTGTAGCTGGTATTAATACTGAAGCCACTCCACTATTGTCATAAATTATTCTCATATTAATATCCTATTCTTAAGTCATATAGACTGCAAAATGAACTCTTGAGCTATCTCTAAAAGTACTACTATGATTAACATTTTGTAACCTTACACTTCCTGTTGCAGTAACAGTAGGATTTGGTCTTTCACTCCATTCATTTTCAGCAGCATTGCCTGTTACAACACAATATTGAGTACTGCCTATAGCATTAGTAAAATTAACTGTACTATCGCCTGTTCCGTTATCTGAAACGCTACTACAGTTGTGCGACATAGTAATTGCTTGTGTACCCGTTTGATTTATCCTTGCCCAAGCCCTTGCAGTAAACTGTGACAAGCCTCTGCCATCTGAGGTTAAAACAAGTCTTTCAGTTATTTGATTGCCCCCATAACCTGTACTTAATACTAATTGACCTCTGTCGGAATAACTACCGTTACCATTTTCGCAAGAAATCTGACCATAAATACCCGGATTTGAAGCACTATAATAATTATGTGCTGCAAAGTTTAATGCTACAATTTCAGTTCCAACTCCAGCAACGTGGGTTTGCAAAGACTTTAAAGTTAAAGCTGCCTTTCCTAATGCTTTATTAGTAATAACTGTTGTACCAGCATCAGCGTGACCTGATACAGTTTCGTTTACTAATACTTTTTCATCTGAAGTAATAGTCATAGCTGTAGCATCAGCACTAGACGAAATACCAGCTACTCCACCAACTCCACTAGCTAAATGTGAACTATCAATAGAACCATCAACAAGTTCTGCTGAGTCAACTGAATTTGTTGCTAGTGTTCCAGCATCGACTGTACCATCAGGCAATCCACCAACAGCTAGTCCTGTTACTGTGCCTGAACCATTAATTACTATTGCCATTCGTTACTCCTATAAGCTGTTTGCGTCTACCATCTCTTGATAGGCTGTCTTTACTGAGTCAGTCCAAGTGGCATTAGCTACTGCCTGTACTCTAGCATCTTCACCGCTAATGTCTGTGTCTGCCCAAGTGTCACCTGACTTAGTGCTAGGTACTACAACGTGTCTATGAAATGATGATGACAATACTGCTCCATCTTCCTTGACTCTTGTTGCTGTGCGAACTTGCACTTGCCCCATCTCTAATACTTCAATTTTGTCTACTACTGTTTCTTTTGTTAATGCCACTTTAATCTCCTGTTATTAAATGTCCGTGCCTAGAATCCACTAAGCGTAATTATGCAATTGAAAATGTAACCTGAATTGATGCTTGACCATCAGATGACCATTCACTAGCTTGCAATACAGTAACTCCTCCAGCATTGTCATAAATATCAAAACGAGCGGAAGAAGAATTTTTACTATAATATAAAGTTATAGCGTGACCAGCAGTTATAGCCATATTTTCTGCGTTAGCTACTGCACCAGCTCCGTGATTACCGTTAGTGTTACCTGAAGTAAATGGAAATCCTGAAAGATATAAGTTTCCTGAAACAGAGCCTAACCCACTATTTCTAACATTTGCTGTACAATGAACTACTCGCCCAATCTTTGTATAAACACCACCATTAAGAGCGTGCATAGTTGCATTGTTGGATGTATCAGTAAGCATAGGAGTCCAAGTGCCTTCCTCATAATCGTCTAAAGCATTGGCTGCTGCTGTGTCACCGTTAAACTTTAATCCATCTCCATCAATTCTGATTTTTTCAGAGTTACTTGCTTTAAATCTAATACCGTCTGAAACACCGTTCATCACCCAATGACTTCCACCATCGTGTTCTAATCGAAGTTCATTAGAAGTACCACTTGAATACAATCCTAATGTTCCTTGACTACCTGCTCCTGAAACAGAAAGTTTATGATTTGGACTAGCTGTGCCAATACCAACTTTGCCTGAGCCATCATCAGCAATAAGTGAACCTGTAGAATCAGGTAGTGTAATCGTTCTGTCTGTACTCGTATTCGGAGCAGTTACAGTTAGTACCCCTGTGCCTGATGCGTTACCTTGTATTTTAACTTTACTCATTATGCTATCACCCAAGTTGAACCCGTTGGAATCGTAACTGAAATTCCTGAGTTGATTGTAATCGGACCAGCAGCTATAGCGTTATTGCCACTCGTTATGCTGTAGTTACTAGCTATAGTGTGTGCGTGTTCGTACAAACCTTTGTCTGTAGTATTACCACCACCTACTGCTGTCCAAGCTGAACCATCATAAATCTCAGCACTCGTATCTGTTGTATTAAATCTAATAAATCCAGCAGAAGGTGAGCCATCTCTTTGTGCTGTTGTACCTGCGGGGAGTGCTCCTGAACCTGTGGCTGATGTCTTAGTTACTACCGCAGTAGTTGCTGCCTTAGTATCTATCTGAGTTTGAATAGCAGAGGTAACACCATCTACATAGTTAAGCTCAGTATCTGTTGCAGTTATTGCACCATCAATGCTGGGGAATGTAGTCTTTAGTACATTCTTGATTCCTCGTATATGGTCATCACCCTCAGAGACATTATCGCCTGCTGCTGGGTTAGTCGCTACGAGGTCATCTATGTACTTAGTACCTGTTAAATCCTCTAAAGCCATTCTCTACTCCTTTATGCTGAAGCAGCTGTTACTGTTACTGTTACCTGTAGTGTGTCACCAGAGATTACTGCTCTTGAAGAACTAAAGTCAACTACACCGTATAGTGTACCTGCTGTTCCTGTCGCTGCTGTGTTTAGAAAAGCACCAGCAATTGTAGCTGTTGCGTTAATTGTAAAGTCTACGCTAGAACTGTTAGTCATACTACCACCTGATGCTGCACCTTCTGTCCACTCTTTTCTGTTACCAGCATAGCCAGTAAGCTCTGCCCAGCTTGAGTGTGATGCCATAGTGTCTGCTGCTACTGGAGTACCAGCTCCTTTCAGTCCTATGTACCAAGTTGTGTTCTGTGTACTTGCGTGAAATTGTGTATCTAGAATATGGTTCAAACCTACTGTAGTAATGAGGTTCTTTTTATTCTCTTCCCATTTGACGTTTCCGTCTTTGTCAAGACAAGTAACTTTCCAATAGTTAGCAAGCCCTATGTTTACATTTTCTAATGCCATTATTTACTCCTGTTATTATTCATCTGGGTCACTTATCTTTGTCCAAAGTGTATCCGTGTCTTCCGCTACATCGTTCCATAAGAAGGTGTTGTCACTTGAGGCAGAACCTGTCATACCCATTGTTCCACTCTCTTCAAAGTTTACGTTGTTCTTTATGTTACTTGTTCCTGCCAGAGTTCCACTAACTGGAAGCTGTGCTGTCTGACTGTTAGCTACTGCACTTGTTCCTTCTAGTGTAGCTGCTGCTGGCATAACGTGTGCTGTTGTGCCTGACATTCCATAGTTACTGCCCATAGACAAAGACCTAGGGAATACTGTATCTTCTAGACCACTCTTAGATAATATGGTCTGTGTCATCGTTGCTGTGACTTGGTATGTGCTGTTATCCCATATGTAGGAATTGCCTGACCAAGTAGATGTATCTGCTGCCCAAGTGCTAGAAGCCATTAGTTTCTGCCCTCAACACCAGAGTATATGTTTCTTACTCTCATCGCAGAGCCAGAGTGTCTATCTCTTTCGTCTGCTTTTTGTAGTTTGTCTATTGCGTTGCTGTATCCATTAAGCCATACTGGTATACGCTCATCGTTCTTAATAAAAGGCTCTGCTTCCATAAGAGCACCATATAATAAAATGTCTGGTGCATTTTTAGTTAGCCAATTGCTTGTAACTGTACCTGATGTGCCATCACCCAGTGCTGTAAATTTCTCGTAGAAAGCCATTTCTACTTGGTAGGCTGAGTCAGGTATTGGTGCTAGTTGAATCTCGTCTCCAATCAAAGTATAGGCCCTTGGCTTACCTGTTGTAGTGCTACCATATAACCTATCTAACATTTCTGGTGTAATGTACTCAAGAGGTGTTGTTGGGTTTGTGTTTAATTGTATGTTACGCATCTGTATATAACCACCGGGCAAATTAAAATATTGCTGGCCCGATGTAGCGTACATTGTACTTCTTACTTCCATAGGGCGAATGCGTAGCTCCCTATTAATCCTAGCTTCTGCTAGTGCAATAAAGTCTGGTATCCTTGCGGTCAAGTCTGACCTATCTAACCAATCTGCTACTGCTTCTTTTAATTCTGTAAATGTACTTAATGCCATTATACTTTTCCTTTAGTAGTTCTCCAAGGAGCGTTGTCTGGGTGGTTTAACCACTCTTTCATTCTTTCTTTGTTTCCCCACACACCTTCCCTCATCATTTTTTCTACTACAATCAGGGGTATTCTTGCTACTCGGTGTGAAAACTGTGAGTCACCTTTGTACTTGTCATTGCTAGTTTTGAACTTATCTTGTTTGTTAAAGTCAGCTACTTTTTTAACTGCTCTATCATCTTGACCACTAGCAACCGTAAGGCTTCCATCTAAATTTGTTATGATTTTTGTTTCTACTGCCATAATGTAAACCACCCCAGTTGCCTAGGGTGGTAGTTGGTTATATTAACCTGTAGTGTATCTAATCTTACCGTTAGCAGCTTCGTTGCCACAACGTAGACCGTACTCAACTAGAAGCATCTTCTTCTCTGAGTCACCTTCTTTAGCGATGTCCACAGTTTGGAAATCACGAAGGTAATCAACTGACCACATATCGTGGTCTAAGAAGTAGATTACGTCTTGGTCGCAGTATCTGTCAAGAGTAATATTAAATGTACCAAAATCTGATACATATACATCTACTGCATTGTAGATTGACATATTCTCATCTGATACTGAACGCACTGCATCAGCACGACCTGACATAGCTGTTACTAACTTTTTGTTAGTAGCACCAAGCAACATAGTTGAAGGCTCGCCACCAGCATTCCAAGTAGCTTCTGCTACTGCAATGATGTCATCTTCAACAACCGCAGCGTGTGAACCAGAAGTACCAGCGTCAGTTACGTTAGTTGCAATCCAGTTAGCAGCACCACGAGTCTCACGAGCTGTAGATGCGTCACCCGCAGCAGCAGCGTTGTCAGCTAGTAGTGAACCTTCCATATCACGCTTAAGCTCTTTAGAAGCCTTTGCGAGTTGGTGAGCCATCTCAGATTTTTTACCAGCGTTGTTTACAGTCTCGTGAGTACCTGTAACCTCAACAACCTTTTTAGAGATTTGTGTTTGGTTAGTTACACGAGTTGTAGCAGTAGTAGCTGCTGTTCCGGCAGCTGCTCCTTCAACGTGGTAGTTATTAATTACAGCAGCAGCTAGTGCGTCTGTTTGCCACTCAAATAGAGTGTTAGATACTGAACCCTTGCCAGCAATGCTGGACATAAATGGAGTATCTGTTGGTGAAATATCATAGATAACATCTGACAAATCCTCACGGATTGCAGTTGCATCGTATGTCTTAAATTGCGTAGGCATTTCCTATCTCCTTAAAGCATATCATAAAATATAGAAGCGGCATCGTCTTGCTTGCCTGACTTCTGTAACCTTGCACGCTTTTTCTTAATGGTCTCCGCAGCTACTTCTTCTTTTGAATTTCCTCTTCCAGACTTTTGTACTTTAGGAACTTTCTTTACTGCTTTCTTCTTTGGAGCTACCTTTGTTGTTAGCTTATCATATTCCATAGCTTTTTTTATTAACAAAACACTACGGTGGTCAGCTAGTTGGTTAACTTCTTCTGGAAGAAATCCAGCAGAAATAGCATAGTCTTGTACATCTTTTTTAATTGTAGACTTGCTATCATTCCATTCAGGTAAGGCTTCTACTAATCTACTGTACTCTTGTTGAACAAAATGTGCTCTTGCTTGTTGAGCTTGTTGAGCTTGTTCTTGTTGAACAAGGTGTTGTTGCTGTTGTATATTAGTAACTCTTTCCTGTGCATCTCTGTACTCATCTTTTTTAATCATGTATTGATAAGGGTCTTCTGATTTTAATGACTCCCAATCAACACTTTCAAAAGGCTTTAGTTTGGCTGCTTGTTGCTCTTGCAACATTTGTAAACCATTTGCGTACATTTGCCTCTCTTGCTCTAGTCGCATACGCTCGGACTGGATTGATTCCGTCTCCTTACGCTGCTCTGCTAATGCTTGAGACTTACGAGTATAGTCAGCTTGCCTTTGGTATCCGTTTTTAAGTTCTTCAATACCAACCTCTAGTTCTTCTCCGTCTACCTTAATGGTGTACTTCAAATCTTCTTCGGCTACTACATCAAACTCTTCTTCTTCTACCTCTTCCTCGGTTTCTTCTTCAGCTTGTCCCTCTTCTTCGGGGGCTTCTTCTTCTACCTCTTCAGCTTCCTCTGTATCCTCTACCACTTCCTCGTCAACAGTGGCTTCGGTTTCCTCGTTTGCGGTTTGCTCTTGTGAGTCCCACATACTTAGGATTTGGTTTGCAGCTTCTTCTGACGAACCTGCTTGTGCTCTTTCAAATCTACCTTCTTGGGTGTTCTCTACAGAATCCATAGGTTATTCTCCTCTACTGTGTTAAAAAATCTTCTTGCTCCCTTTCAGCAAGTTTGCCTGTTTCAAGCACCGAAGTTATATGTTGATTAACTAAATCCAATGCTTTAATTGTTATATACAATCTATCTCTTTCCACTTCCTCGGCAACTCTGGTGTCTAACAAGTGTTGTACTAACGCTTCTTTGACTGTGGCTAGAGCCTCTACATATAGAGGATGTTCTAAAATCTGTTTAGCTTGGTCTGCCCTTGCTATCTCTTCTCCCTTTCCCATAATTAGTTCCCTATCTTAACTGCTCGTTCTTGCTCTCTTTCTAATACAAGCTCTTGTTGTTTAAGTGCAAGTTCTGCTTTTTTAATTTCAAGTTCTTGTGCTTTAATTTGCATTTCTACTTTTGCTTCTTGTGCTTTTAATTCTAAATTTTGTTGTGCTATTTGAGCATCAATTTGCATCTCTTGTTGTTTAAGTTGAGATTCTGCTTGTATTTTTTGTAACTTAATTTTTATTTCTTCGGCTTTAAGCTGAGATTCCATTTGCTTGGCTTGTTCTTCTGGAGAAGGTCCTTGCTGCTGCGGTACATCTTCTTCACCCGGGTCTTGTATGAAGTCATCTACATTCTTCATGCCCATAGCTTTTATTTGTTCAGCTACCAAATTGTATACATGCTTAGGTTTAAGTAGCATACCTGCTGCTGGATGTCCGGCAATCATTTGTATTGTTTGCGACAATCTACCTAAGTGCATCAGGTTCATATCTTTATTACCAAAACCTAATCCAACCTGAGCTACACAATCTACTTTTTCTTTCCACTCATGTGGGTACAGTGTAGTCCACTTGTTATTTAATCGTACAAGTTTTTCAGGTTTTTCATATTTTTGTACTAACATATAAACAGAGTTTGCTAGGTCTTTCATACCTGTTTCTGCAAATATTCTGGCTATTAATTCTATTTTTTGCTGTGCAGCAGTCATAACTTGACCGACACCTGTAGCAGTTTGATGCGATTTTAACGCACCCTCAGATAGACCCATTGACTGTTTACTAACACCAGTTCGTTCTTCTCTAATACTATCTAAATACCCTAGCATGTTAAAAGAGTTCTGGTCTAGTTGTGGTGTTCCCAGAGGGTTAACAGCACCCGGTGTGCGTACTCTTACAATACCACCCGGTCTAGAAGTCATTAGGTCATCTAAATTCGCTTGACCTTCCACTACCTCGTATCGCCCATTGTTTGTTAGATACATGTTGTCTAACAAGTTACGCATTAGTGTAGTCTTAATTAGTTGAAGGTCGGAGATTAAGTCATAAATACTCAGACCGTAAAACTTATGAGGCATTGGTATAGGTGTAAGGGAGGAGAAGGGAACACTATCCACAGCCTCATTATCTAACAGTTCGTCTCCAACCTTCGTTACTTTTCTTAGTTCAGCAATACCATCGTTGTCATAGTCAACACGCATGTAGCATTCTGTAACCCAAATTCCATCATCAATGTCACCTTCTGGTGCATTGTCTTGTTCGTGTGAGAATCTAGAAAGTCTTTCTGATTTGTAGTCAGCTTCGTCATTACTAAATATATTCTCTATTTTACTCTTAGGGTATCCTTGCTGTAACAGCTCAGATTTAGTTTTCTTTACCCTGTGTCCTACAAAACGAGCATCCTTAATTGTCTTGGCATACTTGTTTATTAAAAATTCTTCTGGTGGTACAGGCTCTATTCTAACCTGTCCATCCTCATACGTTCTATTAACAACAACATCGTGTGTTACAGCTTGTGGTGCAAGAGCTGCTTCATTCATGTTCTCTTCACCGCCATTAGCTGTGTGTTCTTTTACCTCGACATTGTCATCCATTAAGAGTGCAGTAAACTCTTCTTCTGTTAAGTTCTTATACTCTTCTCTTAATGTCTCACTACTGTCATCCCAATAGTGTTTTACTATACCATTTTTTTGTAGTAGTGCATCTTTAAACCATTGGTATATAGTTTGAAATCCCGGGTTTTGTCTCATGATTACATAGTTTACATAATCAGTAGACTGCTTTGCCATTTCTACATCTTCTGGACCTTGTGGCTCAAACTGTACTACCTTATCGCCTGAAGTAAATATCTTCATAAGGCTTGGCATAATCCATTCTATTACATCAGCAACATCTCTTGTGACAATTTGTGAACGACCCTCTTGCTCATTACCGTACTTCTTACCATAGTAACGGTCTAATGCATCGGAGCGTTGTTCTGTTAGCTTTCCGTCTTTGTATCCTAAAGCAGATTGTATTTCTTGCTCTAGGTGAGCAGATAGCTCACGCTTTGTCATTTTAGCCATAAATTATTTACCTTTATTTATAGGGTATGTTGTTTCTTTTTTAGGTGGCTCGTTATTACTGACTGCCTTCATTATTTCCTTTAGGTCTTTAATGTCCTGTGCCATTTCCATTAATTTGTTTTCTAACCATCTTGGGTTCATTGGCATATACTTCTCCTTATACTATCCAACTTAAATCAGTCTCAGGGAGTTCCCTTCCCCAGACACTATCATTACCTGTGAACACTACATCTGTTATACACAAGTACCTAAACGCATCGCTTGCGTGTGATGTCCAATCGTGGACTGGTCTTTGTGACCAAATCTTTTTCTTGTCATCATAACTACTTCTATATTGTAGCAATGCTTCTAGTCCTTTCTTAGTGTTTTCTGCATCAAACCAACACTTGTTTAAAAAAGTTCTGGTAGTGTCAATACCATCCATAACTTTTAACTTTGGTGCTACTTGGAAGTCAATGCCTAGGTCAAATGCTAGGTCTCGTCTTGACTTACCAGTAGAAAATTCTCTAACTACTATGTCGTGTGGTGCTATGTGTGCACCATAATGATAACCCTTTCTGTTTAGTACCTCTATATAGTGAGGCAATCCTTCGTTAGAGTTTTCATAATAATCTATAACGTGTACTGCTTTACCTATAAATTGACAGAACCATATACTAGTTGCGTCTGAGACTCCGAGGTCCCAGCTTGTTACTACTTGTTTAGCCGGGTCATAAGGGACTTTCCCCACTCGGTCTTCTTCATAAGCAGTTTCAATCTCTTTAGCATAATACGCACCTCTAAGTGCAGCAGACCAAGAACACTCGTATTCTTGTTCAAATTCAGTCTCTGCCATATCCTGTTTCGCAAGTTCCAACTCTTCATCATCTAGTATCCCTGTTTCACTCGCTTTGTATAAGAATCTGGCCCATCCCTTCCTCTCTGGAGCAGAGTGATATAAATCATAAAATTCGTTTTTCCCTTTAGGTGTACCAATAAATATTGCATACCCCTTCCTATCTGAGAGTGCCGGTCTTATAACCTCAGAGAACATCTTAGGATTCATCTGGGCATACTCATCTAATACTACACCGTCAAGATAAATTCCACGGAGAGTGTCATAGTTATCAGCTCCGTACAGTTGTATTCTAGCTCCCATGAAGTCAGCTCTTAGTTCCGCTTCATTAAACTTAACTTCAGGGAATACGCTGCATAGTCTTTTTAATTCATCCCAAGCAACTGTCTTAGCCTGCTTAAATAGTGGTGCTATGTACGCATATCTAGGTTGTCTCTTACCAGCTTGTATATCTTCTACAGAACTTTTGATTAACTGATTAATAGCAAATACAGTCTTACCAAACCTTCTGTGACATACAACAACATTAAATCTATCTAGATTAGTATGTAAGTGTTTCTGTAAATCCCTAGGTGTATAGGGAATTACTATGGATTTCCTCTCCTCTTGCATAGATGCTAGTGTATCTTGCTATCCTTGTCCCTTAATATTTGATTTGCGTCTGCAATGTCGGCTTCATCGCTGGCCCATTGTATGTCAAACTGTCTATCTTCTACAACAACGTGGTGTTTTGGAGACCATCCAGCCTGAGTCTTTAACCAAAACGTAGTCATGCTAGGAGATTCACCGCTAACAGCCATTTCATAGGCTACACCTGCTACTCGGGCGGTGCGTTTTTCCTTACCTACTAGTAAATTGTGTGCATAATATTTTGTTAGGGTCGCATTACTAATACCCATAATCTTAGCTATAGTGTGCTGGTCTAGTCCTATAGTAACCATCTCTTCTACTTTAGAATAATCGTCATCTGTAGGTTTATACGTCTGCCCTCTTTTGATTCTAGACTTTTTACCACCAGCTTTTTTAGATTCTGAACTAAGACCACCAGTAGGTCGACCTCGCTTACGCTCTATTTTTAATACAGCATCTGCTGGTACGACACCCTTAGCTGATGCTACTGCATATCTCAGTTCTTCTTCGAGTTCTTTTTCGATTTCTCTAATCTCATCTTCTGAGTCTACAGAAATTTTACCTTTATTTGCCATATACTAGTATTATACCATAAAATTGCTTATTGTGTTCCTAGAATATATACAAAGTTATTCATTTAATTTATATAAACAATTAATATTGGTTCAATGTAACTTTAGTAGCATGGTTCTAGGAATAGTAGCTTAGTTAACTTAAAATATAAGCAATATTATACCATATATTTCTTAGTTTGTGTAAGTATTTTATTCATTGTGCCCGAATTCTGGGCAGGTGTGCAGGGAATTACTCAAAAAATAATAATTTTGGATGGAGGTAGGATTCTGTGTGCGTGCAAATT